CCATCGTGAACCTCACCCCCACCCCGAAGGATGATGAGATTCTCGCCAAGCTCTACAAGCCCATCGAGTGGCTGGCTGGCATCCTGACCAAGAAGGCCAAGGAGTAGGGATGAATGGAGTCCTCAAGCTCATCACACTCCTGGCCGACCTCCTCACCTTCCTGGTCGAGACATTCCGGAAGGGGAAGGCTCAAGCATCAGCTGATCGTATTGATGCTGACCCTGCTGGTGAGTTCTTGCGCCGTTTCAAACGCACCCCGGACTCCAATCCCAGTTCCAAACCTTCCTAGTGCCTGGGTGAATGACCAGGGCGGCATCTGCCTGGACAAGGATGATACTGCCCGTCTTCTTCATTACCTCGACCAACTACAACACCAATAACATCACAAAACTCACACACAGGAGATATACTCTATGGCTGATGCTATCCGTTCTAATCCTGGTTGGATCAATGGCGTAGGTGGTACTTACGAACTGGACAACGCCATGTTCCTCAAGGTCTTCACTGGTGAAGTCCTGACCGCTTTCGACGAGACCAACGTCATGAAGGATCTGCATCGTGTGCGCACCATCGCTCACGGTAAGTCTGCCCAGTTCGTGGTGATGGGTAAGGCTGCTGCCCGTTACCATACCCCCGGTACGCCGGTCCTTGGTTCCAACCAGATCAAGCAGCATGAGCGTGTCATCAACATCGATGACCTGCTCCTGGCTGATGTGTTCATCTATGACCTGGACGACGCGAAGAACCACTTCGATGTTCGCCAGGAGTACAGCAAGCAGCTTGGTGCCGCCCTTGCTCGTGCCTTCGACCAGAAGACCATGCGTGTGGGCATCCTCGCCGCTCGTTCCGCTGGTCTGATCGACGACGAACCCGGCGGTACGGTCCTCAAGAACACAGCCGCTCATACCGATGGCGAGGTCCTGGCATCCCTGATCTTCAAGTGCGCCCAGACCTGGGACGAGAAGGACGTCCCGGACATGGAACGCTGCGTCATCGTGAAGCCTGCCCAGTACTACCTGCTGGCCGAAACCACCAAGGTCATCAACCGTGACTGGGGCGGCTCCGGTGTGTACGCTGATGGTACGGTCCTGAAGGTGGCTGGCGTTCAGATCGTGAAGTCCAACAACGTGCCCACTGGCGTCGTGAACACGGTTGAAGGTGAGCGCAACACCTACAGCGGTGACTTCACCGACACTGTCGCTGTGGCCCTCCAGAAGGAAGCCATCGGAACGGTGAAGCTGAAGGATCTGGCTGTCCAGAAGTCCGGTGCTGACTTCAACGTCGTGTATCAGGGCACTCTGATGGTGGCGAAGTACGCTATGGGTCACGGTATCCTGCGTCCTTCCTGCGCCATCGAGATCAGCAAGGCCGCTTAAACATTCCTACAGGGAGGTCGTCCGGTCATCCGGGTGGCCTCCCTTTTTTTTCGATTTTCCATAATGAAACGGAGGATTTACAGGAATGCCTTCCCTGATGCTCACGACGCCTACCACTGAACTGGAGGCCGTCAACACTATCCTTTCGTCCATCGGGGAGTCTCCCATCAACTCCCTCGATGAGCAGCCCACCCACGACGTCGTTCTGGCTATCAACACGCTCAAAGAGGTGTCCACGGAAGTACAGACGGAAGGGTGGAACTGGAACACGGAAGATGACTATCCCCTGGTCCCGAACCTGGACAACGAGATCATCCTCCCCACGAACACGGTGCGGGTCCACTTCAGGGACTCCTTCAACCCGCTCGATGTGGTCATGCGTGGTCAGCGGCTCTATGACCGAGCCAACCACACCTACAAGTTCACCGAGACCTTGTACGCCACGATCACCTTCCTGCTACCTTTTGAGGAACTTCCAGAGACTGCCCGGCGGTACATCGTGCTCCGTGCTGCGCGTCTGTTCCAGGATCGTGCTGTCGGTTCTGGTAATCTCCACGACTTCCTTACCGTTGATGAGGCCCGTGCCAGAGCTGCCCTCATGGCTGAAGAGCGGATGCAGGATCGTCCGAACATCCTCGCCGGTACATCCCAGAGGCTGACTGGCTGGCGTCCTCTTGACGTCCTACGGAGGTGGTAATGTCCAGTGGTTACCTTGTATCCACCTCCATCCCGAACCTGATCAATGGTGTCTCCCAACAGCCATACACCATTCGCCTCCCCACGCAGGCCGAGGAGGTGGTGAACTGCTATCCCAGCGTGGTGGAGTTTCTGAAACGCCGTCAGGCAACCAAGCATCTCACCAAGCTGGTGACCGGGGAGGTGACCAAAGGTTTCACCCATCTGATCAACCGGGATGAGAACGAGCAGTACATCTTGTTGATCACAGATGGAGACCTGAAGGTCTTCGACTTGAACGGTGTCCAGAAGACAGTCAGCTTCCCTGATGGGAAGAACTACCTCAACACCACCGATCCGAACACGAAAATCTCCACACTGACCATCAACGACTACACCTTCATTCTGAACAAGACCAAGACGGTACAGATGAGCCCGGACCTCACGCACAACCGTGGGCCGGAAGCCTTGATTTTCATCAAGCAGGCAAGCTACGGGACGACCTACAAGATCGAGGTGGATGGAGTCTCTTGGTCCGTTACCACACCTACCCAGACCACAGAACTGGTGCAATCCACGGCCATTGCTGCCAACCTAGCGAGTCAGATGCAGACGGCTATCGGAAGTGATTTTAATATCTCTCTATCTCACTCCACTATCTGGATACAGCGAAAAGATGGATGGGATTTTCAAGTTAGAGCTGAAGATTCCCGATCCAACACGCACATGGTTTGCATCAAAGGTAAGGTTCAGAAGTTCTCTGATCTTCCTATCGTAGCCCCCAAAGATTTCGTGGTTGAGGTGGAGGGGGATGCTTCCAGTTCCTTCGACAACTACTATGTCAAGTTTGTCCCGAACAACCCGAATGCAACCTTCGACAATGGCGTCTGGCTGGAGACAGTGAAGCAGGGCATCAAGCACCAGTTCGACGCCACCACAATGCCTCACGCCTTGATCCGACAGGCTGACGGGACGTTCGTCTTCAAAAAGCTCGACTGGACTCCCAGGATATGCGGTGATGAGGATAGTGCCCCGGAGCCCTCCTTCGTGGGGCGTCAGATCGATAACATCTTCTTCTACAAGAACCGGCTGGCGTTCCTCTCCAGGGAGAACGTCATCATGTCGTCCGTGGGCGAGTTCTTCACGTTCTGGCCCAAGACGGTGACCACGATGGTGGACTCCGACCCAGTTGACGTCGCGGCCAGTCACACCAAGGTCTCTGCTTTGGAACACGCCACCCCGTTCTCTGGTGGTCTCATCCTGTTCTCCGAGACAACCCAGTTCTCGTTGCAGCATGATGACGTCCTGTCCAACTCCACCGTGGCAGTGAAGCCTATCACCGAGTTCTCCGCATCGATGCTGGCTGCACCGGTATCAGCAGGGCGCACGGTCTTCTTCGCCACTGACCGTGGCAAGTATGGTGGCGTCCGTGAATACTACGCCATGCCTGACACCGACACCAACGATGCCGCCGACATTTCCGCTCATGTGCCGCAGTACATCGGCGGGAAGATCTTCAAGTTGGTGAGTTCCCCGAACGAGGATGTCCTCTTTGTCCTCTGTGAGAACACCCCGAATGAGGTCTTCGTCTACAAGTACTTCTGGAACAACAACGACAAGATACAGTCTGCTTGGTCCAAGTGGGTCTTCGCCGGTAAGGTTGTCGGCATGACTGCGATGAACACCGTGGTCCATCTACTGATCCAGTACCCGGACGGCTTGTACCTGGAACGCCTGAACATCGAGTCAGGATATGTTGACCAGGACGGCATCCTTGAGTTCAAAATGGATCGGAAGATTGATGAGACTGAAGTCCTTGGTATCTCCTATAATGATGCCCTGAACACTTCAACCATCACTCTTCCCTACCCGCTCTATCCTGGTATGGAGCCGGTGATCATCTCAAGGGGCGGTGGGCCCGATCCTGCTGGTGTCCTCTTTGAGATACTGGCCGAGGATCGTACCGGTGGGAAGAACACCATCACGATCCTGAACCAGGACATGCGTGGTCGGAAGTTCTACATCGGTATCAAGTACCTCTCCAGGTACGTCTTCTCCAGACCGACCCTCCGGGAATCCAAACAGGGAGGCCAAGTGGCCATCCTGGAGGGGCGGCTCCAGCTTCGGTCCATGAGGGTGAACTTCCATGAGACTGGGTACTTTGAGGCTGTGGTCACACCGAGAGGTCGAGCTGCCAGCGTCTACCCGTTCTCTGGTCGCGTCCTGGGAACGGTCTCTGCCGTCCTTGGAGAGATCAACCTTCACACCGGCTCGATGAACATCCCTATCCTCTCCAAGAACGATCAGGTGGACATCGAGATCCGCTCCGATTCACCACTCCCGTTCAACCTCGTATCGGCTGAGTGGGAGGGCTTCTACAACTCCAGGAGTTCCCATCTATGATTCACTGTCCCTACGTCAGGGAGAGTGTAGCCGAGGATCTTGTCTACCTTGAACCCAGACTACGGGACGTAGATAAACGTGAAATTAGGGACGTCACAGGGCTTGAACCTATGGCGTCCCTTTCTCTTGGCTACAAGATCTCCAAACCATGTTTTACCCTTCTAGCTCCCAAGACAGGTGACCCGTTCGCCATCCTGGGAGTGGTCCCTGAACAACAATCCCCAGAGGTGGGGACGATCTGGATGCACTGCACCAACGATCTCCCCTCCTTCTCATTCCTTCGATACGCCAAGACAGTCCTCTATGACATCATCGGAGGACAGTACGGCTACAAATTCGTCAGTAATTATATCGATGCCCGAAACGAAGTGCATGTCAGATGGCTCCGATGGATGGGCGCAAAGCTCCTCGATGTGGTTTATATCGAAGGCAGTGGAGTCCCTGTCCATCCCTTCATCATCAATTTAGAAAGGAGGCTACCTGTATGTGCGGAGTAGCTGAAGCAGGACTGGCCCTGGCAATCATGTCTACTGTTGCCTCGACTTACGCTCAAAAAGAGCAAGCAGACGCGCAGAAGGCTTACCAGGAAGCACAGTCCGCTGAATATGCTCGTGTTGCCGAGCTCAACCAGGAGAGCGCGAACCGGGAGTTCGTGGAATCCACAACCGCCGAGCGCATCAAGCAGATGCAGGAAAGGGCGGCCGCTGCCGAGGAAGAGCAGCGGCTCCAGAGGGAACGCTTGGAGAAGCAGGGACAGGCCCTGGCTTCAAGCGAGACCTCTGGCATGGCCTTGGATGCCCTGATGGCCGACTTCTATCGCTCCGAGGCACAGAAGAAGAGCATCATCCAGCAGCAGCTTGATATGTCCGGTGTCGGTTCCGAGGTCGCCATCTGGGGTTACCAGGACCGCCGGGACTCCCGGATGAAATCCCAGAACAACTACATCACCAGCCCTGTGAACCAACCAAACTATCTTGCTAGTGCCTTGCAGATTGGTCAGGCTGGTTTGGACTACTATAACAAGAAGCACCCCAAGACCCCGTAAGGAGCTAACTCGTGCCGAAACCTGAAAAGACCACCGTCCAGATCGAGAAGCTCCGGGAGCTGGCAGGACTCCAGCCCACCATTCGCTCCGAAGCTCTCTACTCCTACAATGAAGCCCATCCTGGCTACGTCGAGAGACCCGACGACCTGTACTCCAACCCCTGGATGCAACTCTCCAGGGCTCTCGCTGGGTTCGACAAACCGCTCTCCGAGCTTCACCAGAAGCAGCAGGAGAAGGAGATCGAGCAGAGCCTCGCTGAGGGTGAAACCCGATTCACCAACTCCGCTATCGACCCAACCACCGGCAACCGGCTGGCCTGGAAGGAGTACGTCGAGAAGAACCCCGACGCCGCCGGTCTGAACCCATGGGTGCAGAAGGGATACGAAACGGCCCGTATGCGGTCCCTTGGGCTGGACTTCAAGGCTCAGCTCCAGGACGCCTACACCAAGAACGGCCTGATGAACGAGACCGATCCGGCCAAGGTCAGTCAGTTCATCGATCAGTTTGAGCGGGACTTCCGCAAGAAGCACGGACTGGATGACTACGACGACAAGGTCATCCTTGCCGAGAACTTCACCAAGGAGGCCCTGGAAGCACGAGCTGCAATCCTCAACCGGCACGTCAAGGA